CTCAGCCAACGGACCACTTTTGGCCGACTGCGTAAATACCCGCCCCCCTGCCACGATTACCATCACGGCAAGGTTGACGGATGAGTAGGACCAGACCGTCACGTTCCCTGCCCCGGTGTCGAGATATTCAGTGCATCCAGGCACTGTCCGAATTGCGCCCCCCCGATCAACATAGGCGTTGACGAACGAAACAGCAGTGCCGTCCTGCGCGGTCGATTCGTTCACGTCCAGATTGACGCCGTTGCCGATGGGGAGGGGTGCAGTTCTCATTTACAGATACCCCGAATAGATACCATCCAGAGTGCTCGCCCTTCCGGTGCTGCCGAATGCTCCGTCAAACTTCGCCGGCTCGACCAATACGGGGATGACCGACTTGGACTGCCGCGCCAGTTCCCTTAGTTCGGGAGTCACGGCAACTCCGCACTTGGGAGCGAGTCTGAGCGATAGATTGAACTCCAGAGCCTCTTCGTACTCGGGTGCCAGCCCCACGCTATCCTCTATGGAAGCATAGGATGTCAGAACTTTCCGCGCACTCCAGAATAAAGACTCTGCTTCGGTCGGTACGGGGAATAGGGTAGCTTGCCCAGTCGGGTAGCCTTTCGGGTTGTATACGAGGCTGTGCGGCCTGTTGCCGATGGTTTTAAGGGATATGGCGTCATACTTGCTGTCGGCAATGATCCTGACAGGGTAGTCGATGCTGTGAGCATCGCGGATAAAAGCGCCTACCACTTCGTAAGGCCATGCCGTGTCAAACTCTCCTCCCGATCCCACGGTATAAACCGCCTTGTCGGGAATGAGTGTGAAAGACTCGTCAACTATGCCGTAGATGGTCAACCTCGCCCTGCCCCATGAACCAATCAGGGAATTGAGCGATTGAAGACCCTGGGCGTACTGCGCGGGTGCCAGATCGTTTCCGATATCGAGAGCGCCAAGGTTGGCATAAGAAGCTTTTATCAGATCACCGACTATCATGCATCACCTCTTTGTTCCATCAGAAACTCGTGGTAATTCCCACCATAGACCGTGTGTCCGACATGCCCTATGAAAGCGTCTGCCAGTATGAAGATCTGGCCACCGATAGACTCCAGCCGCCGGCAGAATGTGTAATCCTCGCCGTAATAGTGACCATCCTTACACTCGAAATCGAATAGACAGGGGATCTGCTCGCCATTGTCGATGTAGTTTAACTCGGGAAAGCGTCGGACCATTTCCGTGATGGTTGCGCGTCGTATTGCCATGATACCGGTACCAGCACTGCGCGTCTGCAACCAGATATTACCGTTGTGAGTGGCCCCTATCGGTTCGCCATCCTCCATCACAGGTTCTGCAAGCCATGCCACTTCATTGCTGCGCTTCCGGTAATTTGCGACAGAAACGTCAAACGGGGCATCGACCAATTTAGCCAGTGTTTCAGGCTCCCACACCATATCCGAGTCGATGAAAACTAGGACATCGGCGCCAGAGTCGATAAACCGTTTCACTATTCCGTTGCGCACCTTGGGAAGGATGGAGCCGCTTGCCACTAGATCGAAAATGACAGTGTGCCCCAATTCCATGAGGTGCTCTTGGGATGCAAGGAGGCTACCCACGGTCAGACCGTGAGTGCCCCCGTACATCGGCATGCCGAGGTAAATGACCACTAGGCTATCAGGCCGAGTAGTGCGAGTTTGGCCCTGAGGCTGGTCAGTTCCACGATCACCGTGGCGAGATCCGTGCCCGCTGTCGCTACGGTCGGTTGGACGATGGGCGTCACCCCGTAAAAGCTGATCTTGTCGGTGGCGGACTGCCCGAGGGAAGCCCCCCCGGTGGTAGCCTGCGAAATCTGCTGCTCGATTGCCATGATATTCTCCCATGGGGAGCCGGTTAAGGTCTCCCCGTTAAAGGTTGCCTACTTCGTCACTCGACATGCGAGTTCCGGCCGGATTGTTTTGAATCCGTATAAAACATCGAGACGCGTGATACTTCTGTCGTTGTTGATGTCGTACTGGCCGACCATCCTCATGCTGATGCCGTCCTTGACGTGGCGGCTTGCCAACTTGACATCACGGGGAAGTTCCAGGTCGGCGGAGACGAAGGCGAAAGCATTCTTGTGGTAGGCGATGTTCTGCCCGTATGCCGTAGAAGCTCCTGCCGCTGCCGCTGCGCCACCGCAAGCTGCGCCACCCTTGAAGATGACCACGGCATCCGCGCCGGGGGTGCCGTAGACGTTCTGGTAGGCGCCGGATGTGACGATTGACGGGGAGATGGCGACCGCCGCCATAGCGGTGCTTACCGCCGTGACATCAGCCGTGACTACGAACTGTTGGAGGTGGCTGTAAGGGGTCTTGGTCTCGGGATGGACCGCGTAGTAACCGGCGATGGTGAAGACTTCGCCCTTTTTCAGCGTGGTGGCGGAGCCAAGGGCTTTCAGTGCAATGCTCGCCCCGGTAGGTGCCGCGCCGTCGATGGTGATGGAGCCGGTACGGGTGCCATTGGTGAGGACCGGCAAGAGATCGTTCTCGGCGAAGAGGAATCCGGCAGTGCGTCCCATCTGGCCCTCTTTGTACTGAGCGGAGAGGCTGGACTGGTCGGCAAAGAGGCTTTTCAGCCCTTCCACCATGGCAGAGGAAGTGGTGGAGTCGATCAGCATGTTCCGCAGCGCGTCCTTGGGGGCAAGGTACTGGTTAAGCTTCGCCTTGGCGTCCAGGAAGGGAACCAGCGAGGCAGGGATGGTGCCGAAGGTGCCGGTCGTGTTGTAGATGTCCAGCACCATCGAAAGCGCGTCGGCCTCGATGCTGGAAGCGAGCGCGGACATGGCCGGTTCGATCTTGCGCTCGGTGAAGTCGTCCAGGCTCATGGTGAGTTCCTGGCTGGTGAAGTGCATCCCGATGTGCTTGCGGGTCGCCTGGGTGAGCGTTACGCTCTGCTCGGTAGAGTCCTGGATATCCAGTACAGCGCCGTCAGTAACGACGAATTTCTCAGGGAGCCGGATGCGAAGGCTTTCCCCAACCTTGCCGCCGCTCTGGGCGAACTGGTCGTCGTAGTTGCGGTTGATGGAGCCGATGAAATTCAGCTTGGCGTGGAGGACATCAAGAGCCTTGAGTAAAATTTTATCCGTGGTGAGAATGGTATTCGACATGGTATCTCCTGGCGGGTGTTCTCCCGCAAAGGGTTATGCACTTAACGTGCGGTTTAGTATCTTCGTCCGAGCTTCTTGACCCTCGCTGCCTCCCATGCGGACCATGCTTGAGGGTTGACAGATGCGTCGGGCTCCTTGCCGTTTGCCGAAGCTTCCCCGCCGCCGCTGATCGGGGTAATCGGGACGGGTGCCTGGCTTACCCGTTTTACCGGTGCCACGGGTACTGCCCTGAACTTGTCTTCCAGCCGAGCAATTTCCTTGATCTGTTGGACCGGGGAAAGGCCGTTCAATCGGACGAATTCGGCGGGATTCTTGGCGAGGTGATATCCGATGTCCGCGCTCTGGTCGCTCTCGATAACCGCGTCGAAAGTAGACTGGATCATGTTCATGTCGGACGCCGTGGAGAAAACCTCGTCATAGTCGGCGTACTTCTCGCGGGCCGCTCCCACTCTGTCATTGTGTGCCTTGCCGACGGACTGCTTGGCTTCCCTGATTTTGCCCTGCTCGGCGGCGTGGTCCCGTTCGGCCAAGAGCCTCCCAGCTTCCCACCTGACAAGTGCGCGGTTGTACTGGTCGTAATCCTCAAAGCCTTCCAACTTCGGCTCTGCGGGGTAGCCCTGGGGGATGAAGTCGGCTTGGGGCTGTGCGGCTTGGGCTGGTCTGATCTCACCCGCTGCCACCTTACGCCAGTATTCGGCGTCGTTCTCGGCTTTGTGCCTTGCTGCGGTCAGCTCGTTGATGCGCTTCTGGACCCCTTTTTCCTTCTTTGTGGGGTCTTCTGCTACCTCAACGGTTTCTTCCTGCTCTGAGGCTTCCGCCGCCTCAACAACTTCGGTGTTTTCGGAGGTTTCCACCTCGGTGGTTTCTACTGTTCCTGTTTCTTCTTCCATGCTGTCACCCCTCGGGCGGATTTACCCCGGCTGTACGGTGCCGGTGAACGTCTGATAATTTGTGTAATTGCATAGCACGATGTGAGTACAAAAACAACTCTATTGTGGCTGGTAATATACTTTATTGGGTGATGCCGCTGCCGATGATGGGGCAGAGAACACGAAACTGCTTACATTGGGCGGTATCCTGTACTCTTGAACGGCGTTCTGCGCTATCGGCCATCCAGTGCCTAAGTCGTTGATCTTGAGCGTAACGGCAACGCTGGGCTGCACTCTGACAGCATGGATCGCGGTAGTGTTGAGCGTGGCGCTTTTGGTAAAAGAAAGGACTTCTGTGGATGCAGGCATGATGTCATTAACCAGCCTCTTTTCGCTGTCCTTGCCAGCCGGTCCCTGTGCTATTGCCGATGTCACCAAAAAAACCATTGATACTAATACACACATTGCCTTCACATAGTTCATCATCACTGAATGCCTCCCTGTGGCGTTGGAGCCTGTTGCGGTTGCGGGTTGTTCACCCTCTCATGGTCTGCGACAATCTGCCCGTATTCGGCTAAATCCTGCCCTATTTCCACGGCTTCGGCATTAGCAAGGTCAAGCATGGCGGCGGTTTCTGTTTTGGCTTTCATGGCCCCTTTCAGAGCTACTTCGGCCTGTTTTAGCCTTAAATCCATCTCCATCATCTGCTGTTGAAATTGCATCTGCATCTCTGCCATCGGGTCCGGCCCTTTCTCCTGCTGCTTGCCGTTTTCGTCCTGTCCGAATACTGCCCGAAGTTCCTTGGTAATCTCTTGCGCCTCGGGGAAGTCCATCAGTTTGAACAGCCTGGGGAGTATGACCGGCACGGTCTGAGGCGCTACAGGGGCAATGGCAGTGAGGATATCGGATAATACCTGCTGTCCTTCCTGCCTCTGGGTCGCGTAGGCGGGGCCGAGTGTCGCAACTACATCGTACTTCCCTACGGTGATGTCGTTGATGATGGTTTTGCTGCCATCAGGCCCGATCAGCTCCTTGTTGATCTCGGTGTGGCTCTCGGTGTCGTCGGGGTTCATCAGCCTAAGCCCACGCTCAGTGTCGTAGATTCGGGGGATTAGGTCGATCAACACTCGATAGGACCACTGTATCGCCCGTGAAAGGTTGTCGTGGTACTCGTAAGTGCCGACATCGGAGCTTTCTTTCCTCTCCCTTATGGCGATACCGCTCTTTTCGTTGCTCGGTGCGCCAAGGCCAGCGCGGAAGATCCCGATAGTATCCTCGAAATCCATGTTTGCCTGCTGCATGGTGGCGAGTAGTCCCGGCTGCTGTTGCACTGGAGCCGTTCTCTGTGGAATGCTGGTATTGCCCGCTTCGTCGTTGTATACAAGGTAAGGGTAGGGCGTGGTGTGCGCGTTGTTCCATTGCGCTTCGTTCCCCTCTATCTGGCTCTTGCCGATCATGAGTGGGGATTTCGGGGAGAGCGCCACGGCTTCTATGTTGGCCGACGCCACGTAGTTGTAAAGCATGGTCGGGTCTCTGGCATCCCTTACCATCCCCTTCCATACCGGCTTGCCGTCGATGATAAACTCCTCGGGCATGACTGGGATCACCGGGATGTATTTACCCGCCCACTCCTGCGGTCCCTCAAGAGGTTCGTCCAGTCCACAAATCTTGGCCCACATGATCTTATGGCTTTCGACTGTGCGCTCCTTCACAATCTCAAAGGTATCGCCCTGTGGGGAGGTGAGGCTCTTGCGGTCGGGACTCACAAACGGCTTAACCTTGGATGTCTCTTCCACCACTTCCCCCGTCTTGAGCTGGAAAATGGTCTTTCGGCATGGCACCTTGTAAAAGTATTCCGCTACCCGTATACCGTCATCGTCGAACCACTGCGACATCTCATCGCCCTTACCGCCGTCCGCAAACTGAGTAGCGTCGGCCTTGGGGTATGAGTTTTTGAACTCCTCCTTGGACATGGTTTCAACGACAAAACAGAATTTCTCCAGGCCCTGGTATGGGACACAGGAATGATCCATATAAACGCTGAAATGGTTGCGGACAGGTGCTATCGAGATGTCCTGCTCGAATACATCATCGTCGGCGTAATCGGTG